TAAAGCATTCATTAAAGTAAATACTACTTTATTGTTTATCTTTAAAACTACTTTAAAGTAAAAGGGGATAACACATGAAAACGAATGCAACACATCCAAATCAAGCCTTTAACGAGCTTGACGCATTGATGTCTATTGATGACCATCAGGACAATTTAGAGGAAGCACACTATATTCACACAATGAATGCTTTTGTGGAATTGATTGTTGTCTATGGATACGATAAAGTCATAGGTGGCCTTAGGTCTGCCATGGGAGCAAAGGAATGGTAATCAGTTTGTTTGTATTTGTCTTAACATTGGTGAAAGTGAGTTTGAAATGAAAGCAATAATTGAATACGACTTGGACAACCCAACCGAGGTCTATGCGTATAAGTGCGCTCAGAAGGCTTTAGAGGCTGTTCAAATGGTTGAGTCCTTGAAGTCTTTCACACAAGGCTACCAAGCCTACAAAGGCCTCTCTGAGAGCGTTCTAGCTGACATCATCAATGACTTGTCTAAGTGGGACAACGTCACTACGTAACCGTTTAAAGTGTGTAAAACCATGACAAAACAAACACAGGTACGAAGTACCGAAGAAGCAAATCAAAGAATACGCACAACAACAACGCACACAAACAGAGGATGCACTGTTATGACTAATGCAACAGCAAACATTAAAGTCACCCCAGAAATAATGGCTCAAGCATTTTGGTCAATGGGTTCAGATGAACAAATAAAGTTCTTTTCTGAATTGGCCAAAGTCATTAGAGAAGACCATAAAACAAATACTAGCGCATACAACCTTGGTGAATTGCAGTGGTGCTACATGGCAGAGGACATGAAGAAAAAAGAAAACCAAGAAGCTAGAGATATGTTGATGACTATGGCTTCATTCTTGTACTGGCACACATTGAACTACATGGAGCAGAAATGACACCACAAGAACGAAAAGTAATGGAGCTGGCGCTTGAGGCGTTGGAACACTCTCACGCAAACGAGCCTATTTGGAAAACACCACATCGAGAAGCCATCACCGCCATCAAAGCCGCGCTTCCAGCGCATAAAACCTTAATGTCCGTACCGGACGAGGCACAAGAGAAAGCCCTACAAGCCTTGCATGATGAGAATGAACGGCTTGGGCTATACAAGGACGCTTATGCACAGCCAGACAACACAGCGAAGCTATACGAAGAACTACGGTCAATTATTGACGGTGGCTCAGAATCGTTTACGCATGAAGACGCTGTTCAATATTTAAAAAATAAGTTGGCACAGCCAACACAAGATTGGATCAAGCGCGAACGTGCTTTTGGCTACAGAGAAGGACACCAAAACGCACTGAAACAAATGGCACAGCCAGAGCAGGAGCATACAAACGATTGGAGTGAATGGCGTGGCATGGTTGTGCAAAATTTAATGCGTCACGGCATCGACAAAGACTTTGCAAGACGCTTGGCGCACTTCTACCAAGATAAAGCACCACAACCCAAAGAGCCAGAGCAAGAGCCACTTGAATACTGGAACGCAGTAGAAGGTTGGGTAAAGATTGATGAGGTGCGCGAACACTTTGATTCCGTTGGTTGCGCGACCATTTACAAAACTGCTGGTGAAGGTCGTGTACCTTTGTCGCTTTGTAAGGCACAGCCAGAGCAGGAGCCTGTGGCGTGGATGTTCGAGTTTCCTGATAAACGTCTTGCTCCGAAGTTTGATAGCGCACCACACGGCGGAAATTGGCAGCCACTCTACAAGGGGAAAAACACATGAAAGAAAAAATACACGACTTGAAAACGGCGCTTGAGGTTTTACGCATTGAACAAACAGTGTCTTTTGATGACTGTCAAAAGCTAATGACGGATGTGCATGACAAAACTGGATTTACGCCACCAAATTTTGAAATAAGCGGCAATCAATGGTGCGTTTTGGTCAACTTGGCGGTTGCACGATTTGGGAACACCACCCCACCATATGTTCCTACGGAACGGCAGCGAAAGCCGCTAAGTGGTTACATCAACGAGGCTGGAATCAACGCAAATGACTCGCCTCACATTGTTGTTGAGAAGCTTGAACGAGCCATCGAAGCCGCCCACGGCATTAAGGGGAACACATGATTTACACAACATTTAAACAATGGGTCAAAGGTCGCTTCCTTGAAATAGGAGAACCGCGCAAACAGGCCTACTCAGAAGATGAACTTGCTCTTGTCGAGATGGGTTGGAACTACGGCTATGACGCTGGAGTGCAGTGGCAGAAAGGCCAAACAGCTTTGGATATAAAAGCAGACAACGCCAAAGAACTAGGTTTGGATTACGAACCACAGCGCACATGGGTTGGGCTGACGGATGAACAGATTAGTGCCATTACAAAACAGTATGCGTTGAGCCTAGCGTTTCCATATGACGGGCCAACCACGCCTGAACTGTTCGCCAGAGCCATCGAAGCCGCCCACGGCATACGTCCTACGGACTTCAAGGAGAAGAACAATGGCTCATGAAGCAGGTAAAGGCTCAGGAAGGCGTAAGGAAGACGCAAGTAAGGTCCGAGATAATTGGGATCTAATCTTTAAACCTAAGAAAGACACAGCTATGAACAATGAACATGAACACGATGAAGATGATGGTTACGAGATCTGCCATCACTGTAGCGGATCAGGTGAGGGTATGTATGATGGCTCTCGCTGTGGCTTTTGTCACGGCACAGGTGAAGCACCAGTAGAGCGTGACTGTGATGATGACTTCGATATTCCTATGGAAGATGACTACAATGACTACAATTAAGCCTACTGGCGTAAAAAGTGTTCACATCAAAGAGTGCTGGCCTTTTGAGTACGTAGCACCTAAGCGTCGTACGCACACAGAAGCTGCTAAGAAGCGTCAGAATGAGCTTAAACGTGCTAAGTACGCTAAGGCTGTGGCTTTGAAGACACCTAAGCGTGAAGGCAGTAAGAAGTTAATAGGCTTGAAAGTCTTTGAGTTAGACATTGATGTTTGTAAAGGGTTGAATGATGCTACAACAAAATGAAGTATTGAAGCTTGCTAAACAAGCGCAGGTCCATGTAGAACTATGCGGAGAGCATTTCATTTATGAGTTTGCCAAACTGGTGGCGCTACGCTATGAAAAGAAAATAGCAGACCTTGAAAACATTATTTGTCAACGTCATTGGGATGTACTGCAAGAGCGTGAGGCGTGTGCAAAGATTTGTGATGTATTAGATTCCGAGGTGGACAAGTACCCGTCAGCCTGTGCCGCTGCAATTCGTGCAAGAGGTGAAGCATGAGCAATCTAAAAGTAGCTTCTAAGTTCCTACGTCATGGGCCTTGTGAGCATTGTGGAGGCTCAGATTGTTCATCCATCTATGATGATGGTCATCAGTTTTGCTTCAGTTGCAATACGTACACACCGGCCTCAGATGAATCACAAAATGTCAGTACATATCAACAAACACCTACAAAAACAACTAAGGTATTTCAAATGAAACAGACAGGGGAAGTTAAAGCTATCGTAGATCGGGGTATCTCACGTGATACGTGTGAATACTTCGGTGTTACACAAGCTGATGGACGACATTACTATCCTTACTTTGATGAACAAGGCCAGAAAGTAGCTGAAAAGATTCGCTCTGTTGAGAACAAAACCTTCTCAATTGCAGGGAATTTCAACAAAGCTGTTCTCTTCGGGGCAAATTTGTTCCCTAAAGGTGGGAAGTACATCACCATCGTTGAAGGTGAGTTAGATGCTCTCGCTAGCTACCAAATGACTGGATCTAAATGGCCTACTGTGAGCATCCGTAATGGGGCTTCAGCGGCTGTTAAAGACTGCAAAGCACAGTATGAGTACCTAGATAGTTTCGAGACTATCGTGATCTGCTTCGATGCTGATGAAGTTGGACAGAAGGCCGCTAAAGATGTAGCTGAGCTGTTCGGGAATAAGGTTAAGATTGTTAAACATTTAAAAGGATGCAAAGATGCCTGCGACTATCTTGCTAACGGAAGAGGAACAGAATACGTTAACCAATGGTGGAGAGCTGAGAGTTACGTACCTGACGGAATCATTGCTGCAAGCTCCCTTTGGGACAGCGTATCTACACCTGAACCAGTTGCAGAAGCCTTCTACCCCTTTAAAGGACTCAACGAACTCTTGTATGGACTACGATCAGCTGAGCTTATCACTGTCACAGCAGGGAGTGGGTTGGGGAAATCACAATTCTTACGAGAAATCCTTTATCGGATTCTTGAAACAACTAAATGGAACGTTGGAGGAATGTTCCTTGAGGAATCGGTGCGAAAGACTGCAAGATCCATCATGTCTCTGCACGCAAATAAGAAACTCCATTTGCCAGATACTCCCGTCACAGAACAAGAATTGAAGGAGGCTTTCGATGCTACTCTGGGCACTAATCGTGTGTTCCTCTTTGATCATTTCGGCTCCCTTGCTATTGACAACGTGCTTAATCGCATTCGATACATGGCCCGTGCTTGTGATTGTAGGGTTGTTTTCTTGGATCACATCTCTCTCGTTGTGTCTGGCATGGATGGCAATGATGAGCGCAAAAGCATTGATGTCTTAATGACGCGATTGCGTACACTGGTACAAGAGACAGGTATTACCTTGATCTGCGTATCACACCTTAAACGACCTAACACTGACAAGGGACATGAAGATGGTTCGGCGGTATCCTTATCTCAGCTACGTGGCTCTGGTGCTATTGCTCAGTTGTCTGATGCTGTTATCACTCTTGAACGTAACTCCATGAGTCCTGATCCAAGTATTCGTAATCTCACTAAGGTGGCTGTTGCGAAGAACAGGTACAACGGTTTAAGTGGTCCTGCGTGTAACCTCATGTACGATATGCAAACAGGTAGGATGATTGAAGTTACTTTGGAGGAACTATGAAAACACCACATAAACATGCAGAATTGATTAAAGCTTGGGCTGATGGGGCAAAGATTGAAATGCGTGCAGTTAGCGGAAAATGGGTTGGTTATGAAGATAGGGAATGCCCAACATGGCATGAGTTGTATGAATATCGAATTAAACCGGAGCCAAAGCTTGAAGGAGAGTGGCGTGATGTTCCTTTAGAGAAGGAAGAGTGTTGTGGTAATCCTTTTAAATGTATGGGGAACTGTCATGGTTGAAATGTTAATCGTAGGTACTATCGGCATCGGCTACGCTGTTGTAGGTACGCTACAGTGGCTCAAAGGTGACATGGGTGCTGGTATCATGTGGATCGGTTACTCGCTGGCGCAGATCGGCCTTTTCATGAACCTTAAGTGAGCACACAATGAATTTACCAAAACATAAAGCAGGACTGTACTTAACACACAACCAACATAAGGACTACTATGAAACAGTTGAACAGCATGTCCTTGAATACATTGGTATGAATAAAGATGATTTTGTTTCGCCTGAGGACTATCAAAAATGTATTGATACAGATGAGCTATGGGAGTTGCAATGGTATCCAGAGACTCCTATTAGCTTCCATAAGGTATGCGGCTCAACCTTAGAAGTTGTGTTGCAACGAGCATTGGAAATTGAAAATCTAAAGTGAGAATGTATGAAAGTTTTTGTTCTTACATGGCGTTATTGGGACGGTTCAGCTTCAGGGGTCATTGATGTGTTCTCTACATTAGAAGCTGCTCAAAGAGTTTTAGGGTATTTAAAGATTCATGGAAGTGGTAAATTTGAGATACACGAAAAAGAAGTGATATGAGAATTGCTCTCGACATTGAGGCTAACATGGCACATGATGTGATACATCTATGTGTGACACAAGACATTGACACAGGAGAAGTGAAAGTATGGAAAGCTCCAACAGGACTTTGGGACTACTTAAAGGACGCTACGTATGACAAAAATTGAAGCATTGAAAATGGCGTTGGATGTTCTAAAAAACACAGCTTCTCGTAGTGCAGTTGAACAATATGTACTTGAACAACATGCTATAGCTTTTATTGAAAAAGTTTTAGAGCGTTCTGAACAAGATGATATTCCTATTATGAAAAATGAAGGAGGAAAACTTACTTGGCTGACCGATGACTGGCCTCAGAATTGTTTATTGTATGCAGAGCCTCCTAAATGGACACCTGTAGAAATCGGAGTAGATGTGACAAACGAAGGCGCACATGTTGTGGGAATGTATGTGTTGATGCCTGAAGCGGTTCGTTATGTGTTCTATTCACAGTTTCATCCTCTTCCTAAACAGCTCACAAATGCTTGACTTATTGTGCTCTATATGATACAGTTGAATTTTTGGAGAACTTAATGAAAACCTGCCAAGTTTGTAATCAAGAGTTATCGTTGTTTGAATTTCCTAGAGGGAAGCAACGCAAAGACGGCTCTTATAACTATCGTCCAACCTGTAAAGATTGTACCGTTGCTCAGAATCTCGACTACTATCACAATCGTGGTGGTAAAGAGAAACAAAAGAAACGATCTTTTAAGAACAACCTAAAGAAGTATGACATCACTCCTGAAACTTACCAAGAACTCTTCAAAAAGCAAGAAGGTAAATGTGCAATCTGCTCATCGTCAGAAGTATCAGTGGCACGAAGGTCTTACAGCCTTTTTGTCGATCACGACCACGAAACAGGCAAAGTCAGGGGACTCCTCTGCCATCATTGCAACGCAGGGCTTGGACACTACAGAGACAACACAGAAACACTACGGAAAGCAATCGAGTATCTAAATGCGAATCGCACTTGATAT